ATTTATATACACTGCCAAAAGCTGCAGCTATAATCTCCTCGTCAATTGCACGTCCCATTGCCATTGCAGCAGATTCGACATATGCCGAAGTTGGGTCCATGATCAACCGTAGTCGATCAGGATTATCAACAAGCTTACCCCAATCGTAATCGACTGGTGTAATCCTGCGCCTTTCATGCGGAACATCCATCAATGGACTATCTGCATGTCGACTGGTTACCTTTTGAGCCGATGTTTGATCTACTCTGTCAAAGAAGACCTCTTCACCAACCTTTCCTGTTTCTAACATTACTGCATTACGCAGTCTGGAGCCACGTTGCTGAAGCATATGCTGAACATTAGCACTATACTGCTTCACCATTGCGACATTGATAGAATCGTAAGCCATAAGACTTCCTATGTTTAGAGTTTTTAAAAAGCTCCCATACAGGAATTATCCTATAACCCAGGATTCCAAATGCCTTCTGCCTGCAGGTCCATTGATTATCTGCAAGCAAGTAGACGGAAGGAACTACCTAATATGAGCAGTCTGGAATAACTTGCTCATTTCCTCGACAGAATTCGCATGCTGCGGATGTCCTTTGTCGAGATACATCTTATTGAATTCGGGATCACCAAGTTTTTCGTTAATACGTTCTTGTGCCATTGCTGGAGAAACTGCATTGCCAATTCCTGGTTCTCCTACCATTATACCGTCCTCCTTCAGTAACTTGCCTATATTGGAAAACATTTTTATTACTTCAGGATGATTACCAATACCAGATTGTTCTATCACATCAAGAGCATCTTTAGATGCAAACTGGAAAAAGGCCCTTCTCGATAGTTCAATATTTTCATTATAGTTTTTACCCCATTCTTTCTGAAGAGCAGCAACTCCTACTGCATGCATCTCCTCAAATTGTTCGTTATTCGCTTGTTCTTCAGCTTGCCCAGATTCTTGATATAAATCAAGTATTTTGTTTGCCTGATCCTGATTGAGTCCCAGATTGTGTGCAATCGTTTTAAAATCCCCCAACATTTCATCATTGTAATTTTCTCCAAAATGATACCCATCGGGAGTTTCTGGTCTGCCTATTGAGTTGTAAACGTCATTCCATGCGGGATCTGAAGAATCTTGAGGGACACGCATAAGCTGTTCTGCAGGTACTCCAAGTTTTCTGTTTGCATGAATATAACTTTTAGCAAGTTTATCTACAGAGTCGAAATTCCTTAATGCTGGTTCCCTGGAAAGATCTCCAGGCAAAGCCGTTGGATCGAAAGACCAAGGATTATCGGCACCACCTATATTAGTTACGGGTAGTTCCTCTCTGCTTCCTAGAATTGTGTCACCGGAAGGAAGATCAGAACTAGGGGTTCCAGTCTCCGCCATTGTCGGTTCTGCTAATTCCGTCATCATCTGCCTTTCTGCCTAATTTTTCCAAATCTTCTATTGGAATGTTGACGAGAGACATGATATCAAGAATTACAGTTCTTCGTCCCTCATTGAAAGCACTGTAATCAGAGTCTCTTGGAACATGGGTTGTCGTAAACACAAAATGTCTACGTGCCAGATCCGCTAAGACCTTTTTACCATCATCTGTTTTAAAAAAATCTCTATATAAGGCTTTACGCTGCCTCGCTTTCAGCCCTAGCAATATTCAGTCCTGCTTGTGATCTGCTTTGTTCTGCTCCAGCGAGATTCTCCTGTATCTCAGATGCTGCCATTTGTTGTCCCATCTGCTGTTGCATCATACGTTCCTGCTCCTTCTGCCTTTGCAACTCCTCCATTTCTTCTCTGGTCTTGAAGATAGAAGGAGGTGTTCTCAGTATTTCCGCACCTAATTCTGCAATCCGATGAGTATTAAACCTTTCAATTACAGATGGATCTATCTGTGCCAGTGGCAGCATAAACTGAAATAGTTGTGAAACAGAAGTCAATTCACCAGATCTCATACTGATACTGACTGGATTAGTATATTCAATTTGGAACTCTGCTTCAAGCAATTCTTGCGGAGGTGGTGGTAGCATCCCTGAACGTATCATTATATTCATTGTACGTTCTACTAGTGGACCTAATAGTTCAATCTCCTGTCTGGACACAATAGGTCCAAGTATTGTCAGTCTGTCCCGCTGTCTCATTGCAATTTCAGTGGCAGTAAATCGCAGCACATCACCATCTGGTGCAACTGGACCAGGAAGTTCCATCAGGTCAAGGAAAAAGGCTTTATCCACCGAATCACGCACCTGTGACATTTTTGCTTCCGCATACTCAGGTCGATTTGCGACAGGAAATGGACGAACCATCTCATCTCCAGCAAGTCCAGTACGGTAATAATTCAGTGCATCAGGAGTGGTTCGTATAGGTGCCAGAAAACCATCATCAGGAAGCATGAGTGGAGGAGAAACCATTTTCTGCAATGCTTTAAGAAAAGTTTTTTCCATCTCATTAAGCATACGGATGTCTGGAAGGCTTTCAAATCCTGGACCTCTTCCGTATGTCTCAAGAGCATTTCTATTCCAACGACTACATACATATGGAAATTCATCAAATCCTCCTACACTTAATAAATGTTTTTCATCTAATAAACAGTATGTTGACATGAATACTTTATCTCCCTTTTCCAGATCAGGATTAGGATGGGGGAAAACCGTATGCATGCACTTGAATGTCTCAAACAATTTACCTTGTTCAAGGGACTTTTGGACTTTTTCAGAAAGAACTTCGGGAGGATATATTTCAGCTAGTTCTTTTGCAGTATGCCTAGATATCCTAAAGATAGTATCTATACGGCCATAATAATTAGATGCAAGATAACAGTCAGATAGAGGGAAACATTGGAAATATGGACCTTCTCCGATCCTGTCCTGTATGAACATCACTGCAGTTCCAAATGCTCCAAGATCTGTATAGTATTCAAATATTGCAGGATGAAAATTGGCTGTTGGGCGATTGAATGCATCTCCAAGTCTTATGGTAGATTCTTCCATCCATAATTGAACTGGTCTAAACGCATTCAGTTCTCTGTTGTTAGTCTTTATCTCAAACCATCTTAATGCAGAGTTGGTCATCATGTTGTGAAGACCTGAAGCAAAACGTGTCAATGCACGTACTGGTGTAGAATCAAAGATGTATTGCCTTCTTTCTTCTCCAGAAGATCGTTCTGTTTCAAAATCTGCTCTTCTAGGAAGGATATAACGAGCTATCTCCTGCCAGTTCGATTCCCAATTGACCCTGTTTGTCTTCAGGGTCTCATAACGCTTCATTATCTCTTCTACGAACCCACCTTCACGAGAGAAGGAAGGACTTGCATTCGAAATCATACTGCCATATGTCTACGGGTTAATAGAGAAGCTTTTTTGCCACGTGATGCATATAGATCTTCACCCATTCCTCCCAACCTCCTTCTAATATTTGCAGCCCAATCATATGCTCTTGCACCTGATGCCATTGGAAGACTGGTGTCATCATCAGTTAGTGCTTGCGCTGTTTGTTCTGTGTCTGATTTATCCTCCTCACTCGCTCCTGGCGGGGGCGGCGCGTCGCTTGGTTCGTCTTCTTTCTTTTTGTGATCTCGCATCTTATAGAAAGGGTTCTCAAGGCCACTATGCAATTGCCCTCCCACATTACCAAAACCCAATTGCTCTCCCCAATTAGGTTCACCTACCCATTGTTTTCCCCAATTTATACCCTCACCAAAGTTCTGCCTCGGATTATTCTCGGCTGGATTAGAGATATCCCATTGAGGCCCATGCTTTCTCCAGTCAAAATCTGATTTTGCTTCGTCCAGCTGCTTTCCCCACTCTTTATATCCATATATTTGATCATCTATGTTCATCCTTTGTCCAGCGCCTAGCTGTCCCAAGTCGCCTTCTTCGTTTTCAATGCCGAGTGCCCTGAATAAATTAAAGCCTAGACTGCCTGGGTTGCTGAAATGGTGCACAGCTTTTGTTACTTCTTTCATGAAATCAAACATATTCGACATAACTACTCCTTATAATATTATCCAACCATGCCATAGCCGAAACCTGCCTTTTTAGGCTTGTAACCAGTAGCCATTCCTTGGCCAAACATCTGCCCTACACCCATAAACGACTTATATGCAGACTTCCTTTGATCGGAGGCAAGCTTTAGACCCGATGACATTGTACGATATCCTTCTCTTGCCGATTTCCTACGTGACATCATTTTATTGTACTGCGACCCTCTAGCAGTCAGACCAGAGAATGCAGTCTGAGCGACATCATGTATTTCTTTTTTGCCCTTATACCCTGAAAGAAACTCTCCATACACATCTCCCGATTGGAAATCCCTCATTTTTGTAATATCCTCTTCTACATCTGCAAAGCTTCCCATTCCGGCTATACTTCCTTGCCCATAAAGATAATTAGCCATACTCTTCACTCCAGTGCTTTGTAATATTCTTTCAGTGAAATCACCATGATCCTTATCTTCCTCTTTCCAGCCCCCCCAACTTTCTCTCTTTCTTACTCGTTCCATTCCATGGATTCGTCCTCCTACTTGCTGAAACCATCGTTTACCTAGTTCTCCACCCTGCAGCCCTCCAGCCATATAGGGTCTTAGATGACGGTCAACATGTGCATAGTTGCCATATTCTTTTTGGTATGGCTTAAGCGCTAGCGCGACCTTGTTAGTAGGACTAACGAAGGAAGCTGTAGCGTACAGCATGTCTCGGGCAAATGCAGAATCGCCACGTTCAATTCTTTTCTGAGCCCCTCTGAAAAATGAATAATCACCCGCTTTCATTGCGTATCGGGGATTAGCTTTGGCAATTATTTTGAAAAAGTCGCTTTCTTGATTCACTCCATATCCTGAGAATATATTCTGGTAATTGCTGTAAGGAGAGATACCACCTGTTTCAAACTGTTCTTGTCTGTATTCTTTGGGGGATCGTGTTGTGCCAAATGTCTCCATATAAGATGTCAATAAGTTTGCATGCGCTTCTCCTTCTCCTCCTTCACCATAGAACTGTTTGCTTGAGGCCCCTAAAGCCTGAAATGCATCAGTCAAAGATGTTTTCGCACTAGCATGTTTTGTATCCCAAACACCACCAAGTCTTTCTGCTTCGTCTTTTTCTTGTGCAGCAAACCCTAACTGTTGTTTTGCTACCCTTTCTTTTTCAAGAGAAGACATAAAACTACGCTGTTCCTGTTGAGATCTGGTTAAGAGAGAACCTCTAGCGTATGCCATACGATCCTTTATGAGTCCATTCCTGGAAATACGGATATTCCTTATCCAATCCCCCTATTGCTACTGCTGGTCTGCCATGAGACATAAAAATGGCTCTTCCAAAACGCTTGGACATACAGGCATAACGTGTTGCAGACATAAGATCATCCCGTTCCTTAACTATTTTACCATCTTTCCTGTGATACATCCTGTATTCATTAAACCAGTCTGTCAAGTGTTCAAAGACTTTGAATCTTCCTGATTGCATCCTTTGGAGGATATCCATGATACCAGGCTCGACTGCCTGACCACCATCAGGGTTCTCAAAATGCTTGCCCAGCATATTAACCCCAAGTCTGCGATATTGTTCAGCAAGTGGTTTGCCTGAACCCTTATCATGCTGTTCGCCATCATGAGGCCACGCACAAGGTATCCATTCACCTCTGCTTTTAATTGCATCAGCATGGATAACAGGCGTTTCTGCTGCTTGTTTGTGTATATCATACACATACATTTTGTCATTTTCAGTATCGCAAGCAATCCAAACACAAGCAGTAGGATGGGTCCAACCAAAGTCAATTGCACAAATTCTATGATAATATTCAGGTATTTGGAATGCTGGCATTTTGATTTGATCTTCTGGAAACGGGAATACCAGACCAGATCCCAATACAGGAACGCCTTTTGAACGCATTTCCCTTTCATGCGGAGGTAGCGCAGCAAGAATTTCATCTCTTACATCTTTCGAAAGGTGTGGTGCATCGTCCCATGTTGCATGAAACAATCCTTGGTGAGGTTTGAGTTCATTTATGAATTGAGCAACAACGTTGGTCATTCCAGACTCTGGAGTAAAAGTCATATAGACCAACCCTCCAGCTTTCAGAGTTCCACGGAGTGCCTGGGAATAGATATCCTGTGGTGGTTCTTCATCTAGCCAAA